TCTAGTTGTTCTAATCGTGATTGCTTGCCTAGTTAAAAGGCGCAGAAAGAAAGCTGCAGTGCCAATTGGAAAGCATGATAAGGGCACGGATAAGTAGCTAAGTGCGCCGTCGCATCGCTTGCGACTACTTGCGTACACCATGCTCCTATGCTATAATGACCTTTGCGGTATCCTGCAGAAACTTCCGCCCCCGTCTTGGGCTTAGTTTCTGGTTGAGGCTTTTGACCCTTATTGGTCGTTAGTCTCCAGGATATCATTTGTGGAGAGGTACCCAAGAGGCTGAAGGGACTGGCTTCGAATACCAGCAGGCGGGTAACTCCCGTGCGGGGGTTCAAATCCCCCTCTCTCCGCCATAATAATTAGAACCGTTGAAAAATCAACGGTTCTTTTATTTATACACGATTTATACACGAATTCTGTTAAGAATAGACAGCGCTTTATCTTCTTCCTGGGGATAGAAGTGGCTATATGTATTGAGCGTCTGCTCTATGTTACTATGTCCGAGCCTACGACTTATCTCTAGAATGTTAACACCATTATTAGCTAGCAGTGATGCATGGCTGTGACGAAAGTCATGTATGCGTATATGGTGAAGTCCAGCATCGTCTGCAATCCTGAAATTCATTTTAGATAGTGTTGAGTCCCGAAGTGGTCGGATGCCACCACAAATATAATAATCATCGTTGAATCCCTTGTAGGTCTTGCCGCGCTCTTTATGTTCTTTCAGTATATCAATTAATGGCTCAGGCAATTGCACAATTCTATTACTGGATTTATTCTTTGGTGGCGTCTCCCGGTCGTCACCTCGTAGCTTCTGCGTGATGCTCTTTGTGATATGTATAGAGTTATTCCTTAAATCATGCCAACGCAGGGCATGTATTTCGCCTTTTCTAGCTCCTGTATAGTATGCAATGGCAAAGAATACGTAATAATCATAAAAGTCTATCTCTTCGGCGATAATCCATGCGGAAGAGGCGTAGCGGAGAAACTCATCAGGTGTATAATATTGCAACTCTTTTTTATTCTCGTAAGCATTACGGAAGTTTGGTACCTTTGCTAAAGGATTGCTAGATAAATATTCGTTTTGCACTGCCCAGTTTAATAGTGCTTTAAATGTCACATAAATGTTTGATTTAGTTCGATGTTTTAAATCCAATTCGCTTATGCCTCGCTTCCACTCGTTCAGAGCTGGAATGTTCAGCTTGTTAATTCTAATATCAAGAGGTCGTACATACAGATTAAGAATACGGCGGCTCTTATCAACAGAACTTTCACGGAGTTCATGGCGTTTATCTTCCAGGTATAGATCTATTAGCTCTGGCACTGTTAAGGTACTTGATGGTGCATGATCAGACTTCTGTAATTGTGCCTCAAGTGTCTTGGCAGCATCTAAGCCATAGGCAACGCGAGTAAGGGAATGAGCCTTGCCGCTATCATCTGTATAATTAATACGGACCTTATATTTTGTGAGACCATTCTTTTTGTCTCCAGTATTATATATAGGCATAATACACCTCCATAAAATTCGTATATTTTTGCACAAAAAGCGCCCTAATAACAACTATTTTCGTGACCTAGTTGTAATATATGGGCGCTACTGATATACTTCTAATTGATATTGTGTTGTGTTATTGGTGATTACATCAATAGCTCCGAATCGCTCCTATTGGCGTAGGGGCGGTTTTTTTTATTATTTCTTTACTTTCTCAAGTTTCATCTTCTTCTCTACACCTAGTGCAGATGCCTTATAGGTAATATACTTGCCGTCGTAAGAGAACTCTTTTGTGCCGTCCTGGGATGCCATTAAGGCGCTTTCGTTCTTTTCCTTGTTGGCCGTTGAAGTCCACTTGTAGACCTTCGTATACTTGGTTGGTTTTTCATACGTTCCCGACCAATATAGAGCCTTCGTATCTTCGCTCATCCAATAAATCTCGATTGTGTCATCTGTAACGGTCGCCTGTTGCCATCCGTCTTTGTCGCCATCGACTTGCTTCCACTCGCCACTTAGGTTGTACGGTTTCTTTTTAGCTTCGGCTTTTTTTCCTCCACACCCTGTCAGTCCTATTGTGACAGATAACATAAGTGTGATAGCTAGTGCGATTGTGATTAGTTTCTTCATAACTTACCTCGATTCTGTTAGCTTGTCCCTGTACCCTTTATAGACTATAGTTTTCTTCGGATCTCGACAACTACCCCCATAATTTCGAGACTTGGCTCGCCAGCTGAACCGACAAAGAACATCGGCTCGTATTCGGGGTTTAGAGGTTGCAAAACAGTAGTGCCACCTTGCTTGATAACCTTCTTTAGTGTTGCGTCATCGCCATTAACTCTAACGGCGCAAACTTGTCCGCTCTCACAGTCGGGCTGTTGTCTAACAATAATGGTATCGCCCTCCATGAACAAAGGGTACATGCTATTACCCTTTACCTTAAGGCCGAAATACCGCTTACCGCCACGCAACATAGACGGGTCTATTTCCTCGTAGTCTTCAATATCCTGTATGGCGGTAATAGGTATTCCTGCGGGAATCGTTCCATATATAGGTATACGGTTAGGAGGGCGTACTCTGTATTCTGATCTATTTTCGCAAACAGTATGTATGCCGTTAATAACATTTTCTAATCCGTGTGTTGCCATTTCACGATTATGCTTGGATTTATATAAAATAGATGACTCCCACTCATCCCCCATCAACTCCCCGGGTTCCACACCGAGTGCATCCGCGAAAACTTCTATTTTACTTAAGCTAAGATCTACTGACCCGTTCTCAATTTTTGCAATAGATGAACGGTCGGTGTATCCCGTAAGTCTAGCTAGTTCTGCTTGTGACATATTTCGGAGTATTCTTAACCTTTTTATATTTCTATATAACTCTAGCATGTTTTATCTCCTATCTGTGTATCGACATAATACCATCTTTGTGAAATAAATTCAACAAATTTGTTAAAAACTGTTGACACAAATTCACGATGGTGTATAATGCAGGTGTGAATATAATTCAACTTATTGCGAAAGGAGGCTCAGCGAATTGAATAAGCAACTTTTAAAAGATTCGATAAAAGACTCAGGCATGTCTGTTACAGCTATTGCAAAGAAAAGCGGTATGGTTAGAGAAACTCTTTATAACAAAATTGAATCGGGGAATTTCTACGCGTCTGAGATACTCGCTCTGTCTAGAGCTCTCAGATTAACGCGCGAAGAGAGGGACGCAATTTTTTTTAAAGATTAACGTGAATTTAATTCACTATATTGGTATCACAACACACCAGAAAGGAGGACACATGCAAGTACAGGATTTTACAAAACTATTAGAGCTATCAAAGCAAGTCGCAAAAGAGCTTAAGAATTATCACCCTCATATGACCGTGGTGATTACCGCTGACTACGTAAGGGTGGATGAGAGCGTTATCGGCTTACCTATAAGCGCTCGTATGGATAAACCGAAACTAAACCACAGAGAGTGGAAAGAAAAAGAATCGGCGGAGTTAGCAAACGTTATTACCAACCACATGATGTCGAGCTCTCTAACCCTTGAAGTTTTAGATGGGGCTAAACGGCAGGTCGAAGATTTTTACCGCTTTAGCGCGACGATAAGGAGGTAGCGCATGGAATCGCTAAAAATACTGGGGCAAGTACACATCATAGAGGTTGTAGACGAAATTAGTAAAAGCGATTTGCTTAACGGGATGATTGATCATGATAACCAGATTATATACATCCGAAAATCACTTCCGGAGGCAAAAAAGAAAGAAGTGTTATTGCACGAAGTTATACACGGTATATCAGAAGCTCTAGACATGGACTTAAAAGAAAAAGCCGTACAGATGCTTGCACGCTCACTGTACGACTTTCTGACCACAAATCAGACTATTTCTTCTTGGATGGTCTTTACGAAAGAGCAGAGCCCGCAGCAGTCTTAGATGCCTTGCTAGTGCGTCCGTCTCTTAACACTTTAGATGCGGCTGAAGCTGCACTTTTAGAAGTAACTTTTGACTTCGACATTTTATCACCTCCCTTCGAGGTGAGTATATCACAACACTATATCAAGGGGGCACACCATGAACAACGCAAGATTCCCTCGTGTAAGAGCCTCGACCAAGGCTGCACACGAGATATACCACAACAACACATACCTTATGACTAAGGACGTCAAGGACCTTTTCAACTGTTCACCAAGCACAGCTGGGAAGATTAAGCGAATCGTCCTTGCTGAAATGGCAGAGAGAAACGAACGGATTTACTCAGATATCCCTGGACTAGTCGATAAAGATATTTTATTCGAGCTAGCAGGGTTAGACATTGCAAAGATAGACAAGAGCTACAAGGAGCTAATGAGGTATGAAAATGTTTAAAACCATGAAAGAGTTATTAAAAGAGGCGTGTGAAGAGAACGGCAACACGCCACTACAGGAGGTAATCGGATACGTCAGCTTTGCCGCACTCATTCCGACGATATGGTTGTTCCTGTACATGCTAGGGGCAAGGTAAGGAGTGAATTATGGAAATTAAGACTATTTTAAACAAAAAAATAATAGAGTTTGCAGATGAACACGACCTAAACCTAATTGGTAACTACGGCAGAGACCGTAGAGCTAGAGAAGTGAAGTACTACACCATCTCTACAGACACGGGGATTGTTTTAGGCAGAATTAAGCCCGACTGCTCATACGAGCAGTTCCTTGAAAAAATAGCCCTCAATGCTATGTGTGAGGCAGAACGCCTATCTGACGTAATAAACGTCATGGAAGAAGAGTATGCAGAGCTGTGTGAAGATTATACAGCTCTCAAAGAGGAGGCAACTCATGTTATTTAGAACATTCATCATCGGAATGGTGCTAGTCGGCATCACGATAATTTTAACCGAGCTACACCGATACATGGTGTACAGCGAGGAGTTAGAAAAGGAGGAAGAGCATGAGATTAAATAAAGAACGCATATACGGTTACGCAAAGGCATACCTCGAGGCACAGACGATTTTGCTAAAAAACAAAGTTGAAGAGGAAGAGAGCGATTACATGATAGGCGACGCTTGCCTATCGCGGATGTCACTGAACCAGTACGAGGATGATTTAAGCGAGTTAAGGCAGATTATGGAGGACAAGGATTATGAGTAACACTTTAGGGCTCGAGCCTAAACACATGAAGGAGAACCGACTAGAACACTTCTTCAAGGACATACTCGGAACAGATAGAACGGTCCCTAGAGCAGAGTGCAATTGGATTGACCCAAGGCTTGACAAAGAGCCAACAGATGAAGAGTTGGACGCAATCGTCGGAAGATACATAGATGATCCAGACGATGTACTGCCGCTAGCAGATTAGGTGGCATTTATGAAGGTTGTTATTAAGCGGAGCTATGGCGACGCAAAAAAATAAAGGAATTTCAAGAAGCAATTAAGGAGGCTAAAAATGGAATTAATACTACAGATGAACGCAGAAGAGGCTATCGAAGTAACTAAAAACGGAACTCTTAGGGCGCTTGCTGAGTCAATTAAGACACACGGCAAGGCAAGTGCAGAGTCAGCAGAGGAGCTACCACAGGCACCTGTAATGGATTGTGCGAGTGCTGCACCAGTAGAGACTCCAACACAGGCACCAATGCCTGGAAGTGCTGCGCCAGTATGGACAGCTGGTGGCGGAGCAGTTGACGACTCTACACCACAGACACCTACGCCGCAGGCAGTAGTACCAACTGAGGCGAAGAGCTACACAGCAGATGAGCTACAGAAGGCAGCTATTGCACTCATGGACAAGGGCGTATCAATGGACGATATCGCGGCACTTCTAGGTAAGCACGGCGTAAGTTCATTGCCAGAACTCACGCCGGATAAGTTCGGAGCATTTGCACTTGATCTAAGACAGTTAGGAGCTGATATCTAATGGCAGGACACAAGGACAGAGCACATGCGCTATTATCGGCAAGTGGCGCGCACAGATGGATGAACTGTACACCTAGTGCAGTGCTAGAGTCACAGTTCCCTGATACTACATCAGAGGCTGCGAAGGAGGGAACACTTGCCCATGAGATGGCAGAAGCGAAGTTACAGCACCTATTCAATACGCAGAGCTATCGTAAGGCAACTCTGACTAGAACGCTCAACAAGATTAAGAAGAATGAACTCTATCAGCCGGAAATGGACGGGTACACGGACGACTACGTTGCATACATCCGTAAGGCAGCTATGGAGTTTGAGAAGTCACCATACATCGCTATTGAGAAGAGGTTAGATCTAACAGCATATATACCAGACGGTTTCGGTACAGCCGACTGCGTAATGATAGGAGAGAAGACACTACACATTATCGACCTTAAGTACGGTAAGGGCGTACCTGTATCTGCTGAGGATAACCCACAGCTCATGATATACGCTCTAGGCGCACTAGAGGCATACAAGATGTTATTCGCTATCGATACGGTCAAGATAAGCATTGTACAGCCAAGAATTGACAACACAAATAGCAGTGCATACTCGGTAACACTGTTAAGAGAATGGGGCGAAGATGTCAAGGAGTTAGCTAACATCGCCATTAAGGGCGAAGGCGAATATACACCGGGCGATTGGTGTAGGTTCTGCAGGGCAAGACAGCAGTGCAGAGCTAGAGCAGATAAGAATATAGAGCTCGCCTTTGAGGTAGGCAAGAAGCCACCACTAATCTCTAACGAGGAAGTAGGAGAGTACCTACGTAAGGGCGAAGATGTGGCCAAGTGGCTAACGGAGCTACAGGACTATGCACTAGCTGAGTGTCTAGCCGGAAGAGATGTAGACGGATACAAGGCGGTTGAAGGTCGCGGCTCGAGAGAGTGGACTGATATGGACGCAGCATTCGAGGCTATCACAGAAGACGGTACAGACGAGGCAATGCTATATGAACGCAAGCCTCTGACATTGGCACAAGTGGAGAAGTTAATGGGCAAAGCACACTTCGCAGATGTAGCAGGAGAGTATGTAATTAAGAACCCTGGCAAACCGACTTTAGTGCCAAGTACAGATAAACGAGAAGCTATCACTAATAAGATTTCAGCCAATGAGGCATTTAAGTAACGGAGGTATACATATGAGTTTGGGCAGAGATTATCTGAACGATTATGCATACGAAATTGAGAAAGGAAAAGAAACAATGGCAATCGGAGACATGACAAACGTAACAACTGGAGAAGTAAGACTATCATACGCACACCTATTTAAACCTTACTCGAGTATTGAAGGTCAGGAACCAAAGTACAGCGTAACGGTTCTACTACCTAAGACAGACACTGCTACCAAGGGACGCATTGACGCGGCTATCGAGGCGGCAAAGCAGAAGGGCTCTAGCGGATGCTACAACGGAGTGGTACCGCCAGTAGTACCTACACCAATATGGGACGGCGACGGAGTTAAGCAGGACGGTACTCCATTCCCACAGGAGTGCAAGGGACACTGGGTATTCAGTGCTAGATCAAGCGCTGACTATCCACCAGAAGTAGTAGATGCAATGGGCAATCCAATCATCAACCACAGTGATGTGTACAGCGGTTGCTACGCAAGAGTAAATGTAGAGTTCTTCCCTTATAACTTCAACGGTAAGAAGGGTGTAGGGTGCTCGCTCGGTCCAGTTCAGAAGCTAAGAGATGGAGAGGCACTAGGCGGAGCTGCACCATCAGCAGCACAGGCATTCGGTGCACCGCAGCAGGCGCAGCCACAAGTTAACCCTATCACTGGTCAGCCAGTAGACAACGTACCATTCTAAGGAGACACCATGAAGCACCTAAGTATTGACATAGAGACATATAGCAGCGTTGACATCAGTAAGGCGGGTGCTCACAAGTATGCAGAGAGTGAGGACTTTGAAGTCCTCCTCTTTGCCTATAAGGAGGATGCACAGCCAACTAGGGTAGTTGACCTTGTATCTGGAGAAAAGATACCCGCTCACATAGTTGCAGCTCTATCTGATGTGTCTGTTATCAAGCATGCATTTAACGCAGCATTCGAGTGGATATGCCTTAATAGAGCCGGTTACTTTACACCAATAGAGCAGTGGCGCTGCACGATGATACACGGGCTCTACTGCGGATACCCCGCAGGACTAGAAGCGATAGGCAAGGCAATAGGACTTCCAGAAGATAAGCAAAAGCTATCAGCTGGCAAAGCACTAATTAATTATTTCTGTAAGCCATGCAAGCCTACTAAGTCTAATGGTAGTCGCTCTCGTAACTTACCTAAACACGCACCCGAGAGGTGGGAGCTGTTCAAGGAGTATAACAGACAAGACGTTGAGGCGGAGAGTGGCATACTCAAGAAGCTAACTACTCACCCCGTACCAGAGGCAACATGGGCAGCGTGGGTAGAGGATATAGGCATTAACTCAAGAGGTGTTGCGATAGATGACCGCTTACTCACAGGGGCTCTAGCACTAGACGATATGAGTACAGCAGAGCTATTAGATGAGGCTAGGGCTATCACAGGACTGTCTAACCCTAACTCGAATGCACAGTTACTAGGGTGGGTTATAGCCCAAGGCATCGAAGTAGATAACCTACGTAAGGAAACCGTATCAGATCTACTAGAGGGTGACCTCCCGGAGAACGTAAGAGCGGCACTGGAGCTACGCCAGAAACTCGGTAAATCGTCCGTATCGAAGTACAAGGCGATGGCGGATGCTAGAGGTAAGGACGGAAGGGTAAGAGGTCTACTGCAGTTCTATGGGGCTAATCGCACAGGTAGATGGGCGGGGAGGCTCGTACAAGTGCAGAACTTGCCACGTAACTACATTAAGACACTAGATGAGGCAAGGGAGCTTGTAAAAGCATCGAACTATAGAGGACTCAAGCTAATATACGGAAATGTTCCGGATACACTCTCACAGCTTATTAGAACAGCATTCATACCCGCAGACGGTAAGAAGTTCATCGTATCAGATTTCAGCGCCATAGAGGCTCGTGTAATAGCGTGGCTAGCAGGCGAGAACTGGGTACTAGATGTGTTCAAGAGTGGCGGTGATATCTACTGCGCTACTGCATCCCAGATGTTCGGTGTTCCGGTCGAGAAGCATGGAGTTAACGGCGATTTAAGACAAAAGGGCAAGGTTGCCACACTAGCGCTTGGTTATCAAGGTAGCTCTAACGCATTAATCCAGATGGGGGCTCTCAACATGGGTATCCCGGAGGAAGAACTTCCCGATATCGTGAGTAAGTGGCGCGCGGCTAATCCTAACATAGTTCAGTTATGGGACAGGATGAACAAGCTCGCTATACACACTATAGATACAGGCGATACTACTTACCTTAACGGCCTTACATTAAGGTCTGGACTAGATATCATTAATGGTCTTAAATACTTCACTATTGAGCTACCGTCTGGGCGCAAGCTCTTCTACTGCTCGCCTGGGCTAGGTACTAATCGTTGGGGGCATACTTCGATTGAGTACAAAGGCATTAATCAGTCTAGCAAGAAGTGGGAGACGCAAGAGACGTATGGCGGCAAGCTCATAGAGAACGTTGTACAGGCAATCGCTAGAGACTGCCTAGAAATAACATTACACAGGTGCATAGAGGCAGGCTATAAGCCTGTTATGCACATACACGACGAGATTGTCATAGAAGCGGAGATAGACGACAAGCTCGATGATGTTAACGCAATATTTGCTGAGCCGATACCGTGGGCGGAGGGGCTCCCACTATCGGGTGCAGGCTTTGAATCAAACTACTACATGAAGGACTAACACTCATGATTAACGATAGACATATTACAATAGCGACCGCAGGCAGCCGCAAGTCCATTAACTGGGTAACTAGCAGCCTTAAGTGGTCGGAATACTGCGAGAAGCTCCGGACACCTATTAAGTCCAAGGAGACACTGCAGGAGTATCTTGGCTACACGAAGGCCAAGCAAGACGAACTTAAAGACGTCGGAGGTTTTGTCGGCGGAAGCCTCGCAGGAGGTCGCCGTAAGGCGGATGCAGTGACAGGGCGTGACCTTGTCACTCTCGACCTCGACAACGTGCCTAGAGGCGGTACTAATGACATCCTTAAGCGCGTTGGGTCACTAGGCTGCGCTGCTGCTGTCTACAGCACACGCAAGCACAGCGACTACTCGCCTAGGCTAAGAGTCATTATTCCGCTCGACCAGACAGTAACCGCAGACGAGTACGAGCCAATTGCTCGCAAACTAGCAGAGATGATAGGGCTAGTGTACTGCGACCCGACTACGTTCGAGGCATCACGTCTTATGTACTGGCCAAGCTGCTCAAGTGATAGCCAGTATGTGTGTGAGATATACGATAACGCGTTCTGCTCCGGAAAGGGCATACTTGCACTATACGATAACTGGCAAGACATATCATCATGGCCACAGATACCTGGTGCAGATGCTATAGAGAAAAGGCGCCTCGCAAAGCAAGAAGACCCGACGACCAAGCACGGCATAGTTGGTGCATTCTGTAGAGCTTACACTATACCGGAGGCAATGGAGAAGTTCATACCTGGTATGTATGAGCCTACGGAGGACACTAACCGCTACACCTATACAGGCGGTAGTACAGCGGGCGGTGCAGTTATCTACGACGGTGACCTTTTCCTCTTCTCTCACCATGCTACGGACCCTTGCAGTGGTCAGCTAGTTAATGCGTGGGATCTCGTAAGGCTACACATGTACGGAGACAGAGACGACGAGGCGAAAGAGGGTACACCGATGAATAGGCTACCTTCTTTCCTCGCTATGAAGACTCTTGCAGCTAATGATAAGGCTGTAACCGATATCATGGCTAGAGAGCGCATCGAGGCGGCTAATGAGGCATTTAAGGAGGATAATTTATTACCTATTAATGAAGATGACATCTACACTGACTGGATATCGAAGTTAGCACTAGATGCTGGTGGGCAGATTAAGAAGACTATCAACAATGCGGTAATGATACTCGAACATGATCCACTACTTAAGGACAAGATAGCCATTGATGAGTTCGCTAATCAAGGCGTTGTACTAGGAACATTGCCTTGGGATAAGGGAACTGATCAGAGACCGTGGACGGATAACGACGATGCTAATTACGCGAACTACATGGAGCTCTACTACGACATCAAGGGCAAGGACTTACTCAGTAATGCGCTTACCATTGTATCGGGCAAGCACAAGTTCAACGACGTTAGGAAGTATCTGCGCAGCCTTAAGTGGGACGGTGTGAAGCGATTAGATACACTTCTTATCGACTACCTAGGCGCAGAAGACAACCCATACACAAGGGCGGTTATGCGTAAATCATTATGCGCAGCAGTTACTAGAGCTATGAAGGATTTTGTTAAGTACGACTACATGCCGATACTGGCAGGACCACAGGGAATAGGTAAGAGTACGTTCCTATCTACTATAGGTAAAGCGTGGTTCAGTGACTCGCTCACCACATTCGAAGGCAAGGAAGCTGCAGAGCTTATACAAGGTGTGTGGGTAGTCGAAGTAGGAGAGCTAACTGCTATGAACCGCCAAGAGGTTAACGCAGTTAAGCAGTTCCTATCCAAGGTGGACGATATATACCGTGCACCATATGGCCGCAGGACAGCCAGATATCCCCGTAGGTGCGTTTTCTTCGGGACATCTAACGAGGTTGAGTTTCTCAAAGATGACACGGGAAATCGCAGATTTTGGCCTATTGATGTAGGCGAGTATGAACCCACTAAATCGGTATGGGATGATCTTCCGGGCGAAGTAGACCAGATATGGGCGGAAGCCTACGCGTACTATCTATTAGGTGAAAAGCTATTTCTCACAAAAGAGATAGAGGTTATAGCACATGAAGTACAGGACGAACACAGCGACTACTCCGCGCTTGAGGGCAACATAAGAGACTACCTCGAGACTAAAGTACCTACTAACTGGCTAGATATGACGGTGCAGGAACGCAGGATGTTCCTTAACGGTAACGCAGCATATGAGGGCGAACTTGAACCAATGGACAGGGTGTGTATAGCACAGATATGGGCTGAGTGTCTTAATGGCGATATTAAGTATCTTAAGCCTCAAAATAGGAACGAGATAGCGCGGGTATTAAGGAAGATACCAGGTTGGGAAAAGGTCAGAACAAACATAAGATGTGGTCCGCACGGAAGACAAAAAGGGTTCAAAAGGGCGTCAACCATTTAGTAAAAAAAGCGGTTGACAACAAAAACGGTTGACAAAGCGACGTCAACCGCAAAAAGAGGGTTGACACGCTAGTTGACGCTTGCAGTTGACGCTAAAACCGTTGAAAAACTAATAATTATATCTATTTGTCAACTATGTCAACCAAAAACCTATAAGAGTTAAAAAATAGAGAGTATTAGAGATACCTAATATTACCTAAATTACCTAAAACGCCTAATTATATCTTATATACGCGTAATAGAGTTGTCAGTTGACAAATTAAAGGAGGCGCAAAAATGCTTGAAAAAGACATAGAGAAATTATTCACGGCAGAGATTAAGAGAGCGGGAGGCAAAGCATATAAGTTTACCAGTCCAGGAAATGACGGTGTGCCAGACAGAATAGCAATGCTGCCCGGGGGACAAGTAGTGTTTGTAGAACTTAAGACGGACACAGGGACGCTATCAAAACTACAAGAGCTACAGTGCAGACAGATTGCTGAACTAGGGCAGACTGTTAGAGTGCTACACGGACTGTCAGAGGTTCGGGACTTCTTCCTAGAGTTCGGACTAGAGACCGCAGCATACAGACTTGAGCGAAGGTTAGCGAGGTGATAAAGCGTGGAATATACACCACATGAATATCAGAGGCACTGCATTAATCGCATTATTGATACACCTAGACTAGGGCTGTTCCTGGATATGGGACTTGGGAAAACTTCGATAGTGCTGTCAGCAGTCAAGGAACTTAAGTATAACCGCTTCGCAATATCCAAGGTGCTTGTTATCGCACCTAAGAAGGTCGCGGAGGGCACATGGTCAAAAGAAAAAGACAAGTGGGATCATACAAGGTGCCTTCGCATAAGCAGGGTGCTAGGTAGCGAGAAAAAGCGAATAAGAGCACTTTATGAACCAGCTGATGTATATATCATCAACCGCGAAAATGTGGTGTGGCTAGTCGATTTTTACAAGAACGATTGGCCGTTCGACATGGTTGTCATAGACGAGTCATCTAGTTTTAAGAGCCATAAGGCAAAGAGGTTCAAGGCACTATCAGCAATGGCGCCTAGGATAAAGCGAATTGTAGAGCTGACAGGTACGCCTTCACCTAACGGACTTGCTGACCTTTGGGCGCAGCTGTATCTCCTGGATGAGGGCGCGAGGCTAGGCACGAGGTATGCGGGGTTTCGCGAAAGGTATTTCGATGCAGGACCAAGGCACAACGGCATTGTGTACAAGTACAGCGTTAAGCAAGGGTCAGAAGAGGCGATACTGTCGGCCATATCGGACATATGCGTATCCATGAAGGCAGCAGACTACCTAGAACTCCCAGACTGCATTATGCACGAGATACCTGTTGAGTTAGACCCTAAAGCGGCTAAAGCCTATAGGGAGCTAGAGCGAGAGATGGTGCTAGAGCTTCCGGACGATGAGGTAACTGTCACGAGTGCGGCTGCGCTATCAAACAAGTTACTGCAACTAGGTAACGGCGCAATCTACGGAGAAGACCATAGTGTACACGAGGTGCATGGGTGCAAGATAGAGGCGTTTATGGAGCTTATCGAGAGCCTTAGCGCGTCGGGTAAGAGCGCACTAGTCTTTTATAACTATCAGCACGATAGGGAGAGACTACAGAAGGCACTTGCCAAGACCGGACTAGTCGTGAGAGAGCTTAAGACGACACAGGACGAGGACGACTGGAACGAAGGCAAGATCGATATACTGCTTACGCATCCGGCGTCATCAGCTTATGGACTTAACCTACAGCAAGGAGGTAACCACGTTGTGTGGTTCGGCCTTAACTGGAACTACGAGTTATACACACAGGCTAACAAGAGGCTGCATAGGCAAGGGCAGACCGAGAAGGTTATCGTGCATCACCTAGTGTGTGAGGGCACAAGAGACGAGGACGTTATGGCAGCACTAGCGAGAAAGGACGACGTACAGCAGTTCGTTATGGACTCGCTTAAGGCACGAATTAAGAGGATTAAGGAGGAGTCATGCTAATTAAAATAACAGCCCTAATGCTGCTAGGTGTAATTGCCCTGGTGCAGCATTACAGGGGCAATGTAATAGCCGCTAACTGGCTGTACCTGGTGTTCGATATCGGGGTAATATACCTGATCATCATCCCGCTACTGGATTTATTCATAGGACACAGGCAAGGGATGTATATAGCGGCAACGGTACTACTGGCAATAGTGATTATTACGGATATGGAGGCACAGAATGGCTAAGTGGATATTAACTGCAGAGTCCTACGGGGCTTTTAGACACACAAGGGAGTATATTCCCGTTCCAAACCCGTACGGGGTAACAGTGATTACGGAGCGAGAGGCAATCAGACTGACTAGCGGCTGTAGGTGGGCAACTAGAGGGCATTACGTGTACGCAAGAGACCACAAGTCAATTAGATTCGATACACTGCGAGAGGCTCAGCGATATGCAGAGCAGTTAGGAGGTGCAGAATGATTAACGAAGATTTGAAGTACATAGCCGACCACTATGGGTTAGAACATCAGCTAGGAAAATGCAAGGAAGAGCTAGGCGAACTTATAGAGGCTATTGATTCGACGAACGACGAGGCAATTATCGAGGAGATAGCAGACGTCGAAATCATGACAGAACAGCTAAAGCAACTTATATGCGCTGATAGAGTTGTGGATCTTTACAAGGACTATAAAATCGCTAGACAGCTTAGACGAATAGCAAGGGAGAAGAGTTATGAGTGTGATAACTAGAGAGGAGCTGCTGCGTATTCCAAAACTACGTAAGCACATTAAGCGCAAGATGCAGCGTATTGAACTGTACGAGACGAGAGCTACAGGTGGAGCAATTGAGTACAAGGAGCGTGTACAATCAAGCGTGAACGACTCAGCTAGTGATTGCCTGAGTATGGCGGTTGACCTACAGGCAGAAGTCGAGCGAGATATAGATGAGCTAGCAGAGCTTGTATATAAAGCTGCGTTGTTTGCTGATACGTTAAGCGACCCATTAGAGAGGGATATCGTATATGCGATATACGTGGGTGGTTTACTTTGGAAAGAGGCGGCGGACAGGATGAATTATTCGTATCAGAGACTGTATCAGAAACATCAAGAGATTCTCAAAAGATTAGAGGTCGTTTTACTTGATTAGAGGTACTATGTTGATTTATGATATACTCAAGCAAAGCTAGAGAGGAAGAGAAGGACCTCTCACAGCACCGCTTGAAACAAAGCCATTTAAAGTCAACTTAATAAGGTGTTGCCCGGTACCAGTTGGTATCGGGTTTTCTTTTGTGATACACTTGTTACACGTTGACTTTAGGAGGATTGTATGAAGTGGTTTTTTGTTCAATTTTGGCAGTTTGTGACGACGTCAAATGTTTTAGGTGTTATATTTGGAATCGCAATAGGAACTTGGTGGAAACGAATCGGGAAGGTAGAAATACAACACGTTTCTGATTCAGAGTTGTTTTCAAAGGATGAACTTCTTCGTCTAAAAAAGAAAGATGAAAATTCAATCCTAATTAATATTTTTAATCAAAAAAGTGTCGATGTTTTTATTCTTTGCTTTGAGTTGGAGCGTGATGGTAAACGCTATAAAGCTAGACGAAGAAAAAGATTAGGGCAAAGTGATATAGATGCTTTAAAAGTAGCCGCAGATTCTGTAAAAACCATCACATTATTGTGCGAGACGATTCCGCAGAAAGGTGACATTGTAAGAGCGACGATGCACAAAAAGCGCAAACCTATTATGTTTAAGATTAAATAAAGCAAGGAGTCCTTCGGGGCTCTTTTTTAATACTTACAAAACGACGAAAAGAGAGGTGGTGAGGCTTGGCAAAGGAGAAGTACGAACTAGCTGAACAAGATTATATGAACGGCATGAAATATAAAGACATTGCCGATAAATATGGTGTTAGTCTCAACACGGTAAAGTCGTGGAAGAAGAGATATAACTGGGATAGAAAAGGGTGCACACAAAAAAAGAAAAAGGGTGCACACAAAAATGCTATTGCACAGCTTGGTAACAAGAACGCTACAGGTCCTGCGGGTAATAAGAACGCTGAGAAGTACGGATTCTTTTCCGAGTATCTCCCGGAGGAAACACTTGATATCGTACAGGCTGTCGAGCAGGCTAATCCACTTGACCTTTTGTGGCATCAGATACAGATTGCTTATGCTGCTATTATCAGAGCGCAGCGAATTGCGTTTGTGGAAAATGAATATGACAAGACAATTGAACAAGTAGAGGTTAAAAAAGGTAATATAGTCGGCGCAAAATGGGAAGTACAGCAGGCATGGGACAAGCAGAATAATTTCCTTAAAGCCCAGGCAAGGGCTCAAGGTGAACTGCGGAGCTTAATCAAGCAGTACGATGAGATGCTACACCGTGATTGGGATATGGCGACAGAAGAGCAGAAGTCACGCATAGATCTAATTAAGGCGCAGACGTCTAAGGCTAAAGGTGAAGATATAACAGACACGCATCAAGACGATGGATTTATCGATGCTCTTAAGAGAGAGGTGTCAGACGTATGGGAAGACTAGCGCAAGTATTTAGGTTTCAACCGTTTAGCAGGAAGCAGAAACAGGTGCTTACGTGGTGGCTTCCAGAGTCACCTGTACAGGGCAAAAACGGCATTATTGCAGACGGTGCTATCCGTTCTGGCAAAACCGTATCGATGGCGCTATCTTACGTCATGTGGTCAATGGAGACGTTTAGCGGCGAGAACTTCGGTATGGCTGGTAAGACTATCGGTGCATTCCGTCGAAACGTCCTAAAGCCACTCAAGTTGATGCTGTTCGCTAGGGGCTATAGGTTCAAGGATCATAGAGCCGACAACCTACTCGAGGTAAGTCGCAACGGTGTAACGAATTATTATTATATCTTCGGCGGTAAGGACGAACGTTCGCAAGACCTTGTGCAGGGTATTACGCTAGCAGGATTCTTCTTCGATGAGGTTGCACTTATGCCTGAGTCTTTTGTTAACCAGGCAACGGCTAGATGCTCGGTAGAGGGTTCTAAGTGGTGGTTTAACTGCAATCCAGATAGACCTCGTCACTGGTTCAAGATTAATTGGATTGATAAGGCGGACGATAAGGATCTCATATACATACATTTCACGATGGATGACAATCTGTCATTATCGGAGGCAATAAAGGAACGATACAGGCGCCAATTCGTTGGTGTCTTTTTTAAGCGCTTTATTAAGGGATTATGGGTCGGAGCTGAAGGACTTGTACATCCACAGTTCGCAGATGACGCAGACAAGTACGCAATTGGCTACGACGAGCTTATGCCGTTAAACGCAACTGGAGAGAGACAAAACGCACACAAATTAGTGCAGATATGTATCGGCATAGATATAGGCGGAACGAAGTCGCACTCACCATTTATCGCTACTGGGTTCACTAAAGGGTTTAATAAGCAAATACGACTGCACTACAAACGGATTTTACATAGTAAAGGCACGGTAGATCCAGAGAAGATATACAGCACTTTCGGAGAGTTTGTTAGCGAAGTCAGGGCACTTTATCCTGGCATACCGATAACGGTTGCATTTGTTGATAATGCAGAGCAGCTTATACTAAATGGTCTTGCTCTGTATAGCACAGCAAATCGAATAGGGGTAAACGTGGCAGGTTGCCGCAAGACGGAGTTTAGTGACAGAGTGCTAGCATACAATGCTGTCATAAACACAGGACGTTTCATGTGGGTAAAGGACTTCTGCGAACCAATCGCAAATTCAATTAGTGAAATGGTGTACGACAGCAAGAGTAAAGATGAGAAGTTGCTTGATGACTTCTCGACTGATGTAGACACATATGATGCCGACTTCTATTCATGGAGTTACTTCATAAATTATTTTCATCCTATAGGAGGACGTAAGTGAGAACGCATATTATTGAGTTCCTCAACAAAAGAGGATACAGAACTAACAGCAAGGCGCTAGAGTTGATAGACATCTGCGACAGTTGGTATAGAACAGAGCCGATAGAGGGATTCCATGACCGTTGTACTGTTAACGGCGAGAAGTACGAAGTGGCTCGAACTGGTTTTGCAAAAAGGGTATGTGAGGACGACGCGAATCTGTGCGAAGTTGTAGATTTAACCATCGAGGACAGAGCGAGTAGCGATTACATCAATGAGGTCTTTGCTAGAGAAAACTTTCAAAAGAACATCAGAAGACAGCTAGAGCTAATCGCAGCGGAGGGGACTGTTGCGGCGTATGTTCGAGTTGTTGGTGCTGATGTACTTGATACACAAGAGCTACAGGGCGGAGAAGTCGAGATTATATACGTACCTCCTAAGGGTATATTCCCGTTAAATGTCGAGAAGGGGATTATTACCGAATGTGCCTTCGCTTCTGAGGACACGCTCAATGGTAAGACTCAGACAACTATCGTGCTTTTCGAACTTGTTAATGGCGAATATAGGGCGACTACTGTAGTGCTTGACCATAACGGTAAAGAGTTAGTCGATAAGCATATCGAGGTTTTGCTGGGTGAAATTAAGCCGTTTGCGGTGCTGACAACTGCGGCCGTTAACAATCTCACCGATATGCAAGGCTATGGACTGCCGAAATTGTACGGAGCTATATCGGAACTGAAAGCCGTTGACCTGGTATTCAATGTGCTCTTTGGCGACCTAGATAAATCTGACAAGATGATTCTGTACAATGAAGCTCTTTGCAAATTTGACGAAACGGGAAAGCCAATAACACCGAACAAGCAACACAAAAAGCTGTTCGTGTCTATGGGGCAAGCTCTTCCGGAGGAAGGCTCGCTGATACAAGAGATTAATCCGGAGATTAGAGTAGACGAGATTACTCGCTCATTCGAGCTTGTTCTCTCTTTGTTATCGCTTAAGTTCGGATACGGATCGCGTAAGTATAGTTTTGAGAACGGTCAAATTAAGACAGCGACGGAATACATCGGAACCAAACAAGACTCTATGCAGGAGCTGAACAAACAGAGACAGAATTTAACTGACTACATAGAGGGGATGATTAAGGCTCTGCTATGGTTCTCGAATGCATTTAATAAAACTAGTTATGCCCTGGATTCCGAAGTAACAATCGGATACGATGACAGCTTTATCATCGACAGGCAGAGCGAACTCGAGGCAATGCGACAAGATGCACAGACGTTTGGACTGCCGAAACTGGTTATCTATTACCTTATGGAGAAGTACAACTTATCCGAAGAGGATGCGACAAAGTGGTACAACGAAGGCGGAGCAGAGGCGGACCCAATTGAACCTATAGGGGAGTAATTCGATATGCTATCGGATAGACAGAAAGAGCAACTATCTGCGGAAATGGTGCCACTGTTCCAGGAACTAGAGCAGGACATAATACAAGACATAGCTCGCAGAGTTCGTAAGGAATCGCGTTGGACGGAAACTGCAGAACTACAGGCAAAGACTCTCGAGGCTTTGGGATATAAGCCGATGGAGATTCGGAACAAGGTCATGCGAGAGCTTAAAGCGGACAAAGCTTATCAGGCTATGATTGCGAAGAACACACTCGATTACAAGAGAGCCGTCGGAGACCGCATAAAACAGCTTGTAGCGGACGCAAAAGAGCGTGGTGATGATATTGTAAGCCGAGCTGGCACAATGGCTTTTAACGACGATTTGTCCTTCTGGAAGTCAAAGGGAAGACATCTCAGATACAGCTCTGAACTGGCTGAGATAAACACCACAGCATCACACCGACTTGCTCATGAACTGAAGAACCTTACACACTCTACTGGGTTTAAATTCGTTGGAGCGCCTATAAGGATAGATAATGCGTTTAGTCATGCGATGGATAGCATGATAATGAACGTAGCCTCGGGCGGTTTCTCGAGCGGACAGGCGATAGAAAAGGTTGTATCTGACCTAGAAAAGAGCGGAATTAGACACGTTGACTTCGGTTCTGGTATCTCAAGAGGTATTGATGTAGCTGCTGCACTTGCGGTTAGGACTACACTCGGTCAAATGGCTGCACAAATATCAATGGACAACGCGGTACAGCTTGGAACAGATTTAGTTGAGGTTTCGTCGCATGCAGGAGCCCGTGAAGGTGATGGGCACGCTGACCACGCAGCATGGCAAGGAAGAGTGTACAGCATAAGCGGTAGGCAACATCCAGAGGAAGAGAAAAGGCTCGGCCACAAGATATATAAGCTGTCTGACGTTACGGGGTATCCGGATGATCCATTAGGCTTGTGTGGATATAACTGCAGACATACTTTTTACCCGTTTTTAGAGGGAATATCTGAACCGAATCCTATCGTAAAAGACCCAGACCCTGTAACGGTTGACGAACGAACCTACACATATTACCAGGCAACGCAGGTACAGAGGAGACTCGAGAGAGAACTGCGAGAGTTAAAGCGGCAGTATATAGGCGGAGATACCACGAGACTAGCGGCTATCAAAGCAAAAGAGCAGAGGTACGCAAGATTTTGCGGCAAAGCTGGATTAAAGCAGAACCTCGAACGACTCTACGTAAAGGGGTATAAACGAGATTTTGAGTATATAAAACCGATTGAAGATAAGAGTGTTGGTGATTTTAGAAACGTTATATCAGATTTTTATGATAAAGGCGTTACTAAATTTAATGATTTAGATAATTTTAATCTAGGTAAATTACCCAAGATAAACAACAATCCTTTTCTTGACGGTTCAAATGTATATATTGAGGGAAGGTCTCTACGTAGGATTTTAAACAAGCATGGGCGCGAAATGACACTTGAGGAATTACTATTCATTGAGGATTCTGTGAAGTCCCCAAGCTATTATGCTGATAATTCAAATAGACACAGTAACTCGTTGATATTATATAAAAAAATACCGGGTAGAAAAAACCGATACGCAGAATGTATCTTTGTGAAGCGTGGCAGTGGATATATCATTCACTATCACAAAATGAATGATAGGAAGCTGAGAAAGCTCAAAAATGAAAAAGCTTTATTTGACATAAGTAAATAGGAGCTGTATACTCTTATTAGAATATACAGCTTAGAGGTTGAAAAGTATCCGGCTCCAACGCGCCACCGGTATTGGTGGGTCGAGAAATGTGGGCGACATCCGCCGGTCCCACCTAAGCTGTTTCTATGGAACGTACGCGGATGACCTTCGGGCTCCGCGTCTTTTATTTCAACTAAATACGTTAATTAGCATCGCAAGTAAGCGGTGCTTTTTTATTGCCCTTGGACTGCGGCGTTAAAGGTGAGGTCTGAAAGAGGTTGGTCTGAGCATAAGGACTTGTTCGGACGTTAAAGAAAGGAAATATCACAATGGCATTAACAAGAGACTCAATCAAACAGCTAGGCATTACAGACGAAGACCAGATTACCAAGTTGCTAAACGCACACCATTCGGAGGTTAATCCGTTAAGAGAAAAAGCAGAGCAGTACGACAAGGTAAAGGCTGACTTCGACGAACAGAGCAAGTCTATCGCTGACCTAAAGGCATCTGCTGGCGACAAGGAATCGCTACAGAAACAGATTGCCGAGCTAACAAGTGCAGCACAGGAAAAGGATGCAGCACACCAGAAGGCAATCGAAGAAATGCAGAGCAAACTAGAGGGCGCAGAGTTTGACAAGCTCCTAGATGATGCGATTACCAAAGCTGGCGGAAGAAGGAAGGCAAGTATCAGAGCTGAGTTAAAACTTGAAGAGTTAAAGGCGAGCAAGGATAGGACTAATGACATCGACGCAGCAATTAAGGCGCTGAAAGAATCGGAAGATACATCCTTCTTGTTCGGATCAGACGCAAAGCCGTCTGGTGCAAGAATAGACTCGTCGGGCAGAACTGATACAGGCACAGACGGAAATGACGCAGCTATGGCAACTGCAAGGGCTGTTATGGGACTCAAACCAACAGGAAAGGAAAATTAAACAATGGCAAATCAGATTTCAAAATTCAAAATGTACGTTGACCTACTAGATGAAGTTTACAAGACCAGTTCAGTTACTGCCGTGCTCGACGGTGCTCCAGAGCTAGCACAGCAGGGCGCAAATGCAGACGAGCTTGTTATTCCAAAGATTGACATGGATGGACTTGCAGATTACGACCGTTCTGCAGGATACACTATGGGAAGTGTAGAGCTCACTAACGAGACAGTTAAGTGCAACTTCGATAGAGGTCGTAAGTTCCTCGTAGATGCTGAAGACGATGCATCTACGGCAGGAGTTGCGTTCGGAAGACTATCGTCTGAGTTTGAGAGAACTAAGGTAATCCCAGAGCTAGACGCATTTAGATTCGCAAACTACTGCAAGAAGGCAGGTGCTAACATCGCAACTAGCACTATTACAGACGGTGCTTCTGCTATCAAGGCGATTGCTAAGGCATACGACACAATGACAGACAACGAGGTCCCAGAAGACGGAAGAATTCTATTCGTATCACCAACAGTGTACGGTATGATTAGAGACCTTGACACAACTAAGTCAAAAGAGATTCTACAGCAGTTCGCTGTCGTTCAGAAGGTTCCAGCAAGCAGATTCTTCACCGCTATCGAGGTGAACGACGGTAAGACAAGCGGTCAGGAGAAGGGCGGATACAAGAAGGCTGCTACAGGTAAGGCACTCGACTTCCTAATTGTTGAGCCTTCCGCAGTTATCCAGTACCAGAAGAGAAACGTTAACAAGGCAATCGCTCCAGAGGATAACAAGGATGCGGACGGTTGGCAGTTCAACTTCCGTGAGGTTGGTATCGCAGACGTGTACGTTAACAAGGCTAACGGCATCGCTGGAGCGTGCAAGTAGCATAGGAGGTAAATCATGAGCAGAGTTATAGGACTTGAATTCGATGAGGCAACTAACGAGGTTATCGTAGAGGAAGAGCCAATCGAAGAGGTCGTAGAGGAAGAGCCAATCGAAGAGGTCGTAGAGGAAGAGCCTAAGAAAGGCGGAAAGAAGTAGTTAACATGCTATCAATGATGACTGAGGAATATCTTGCGTATTATAACGATGAAGACGTGGATGTTGATAGACTCTATAACAGGGCAAAAGGGATACTGCTCGGTATTACTAGTGGCCGAATTGAAGAGGTTACAGAGGAGCATCCGGAAGATTATCGTTATGATAGAGTCAAGGGGGTAATCGCTCTAGTTATACATGAACTACATTCAAGGGCAAGTGTATCGGGGGTATCTATCGTGTCTAACGATGGATACTCCGAGCACTATGTTGGTGAGGCTGAGTGGCAAAGTGGACTAGAACGAGCCGTAAGACAGGCTCTATCTGGTACGGGATTGACGGGGTGCATGTAATGAACTTTACGGACACAATAACAATGTATAGTTTGGGGTCTACGAACGGCGACGACCTCTATTGGGAGCGCTTTGTTATAAAAGGTTGCCAGTGGAGGGAGAAGATGGTTCGCACTACAGATAGTAGCGGTAAAGTTTTTAAGACTAAAGAAATTTCGGTTACTATCCCTATAAAAGGTGACATGAAGAATAGGTTGTTCTTTGACACTAAAGGAAAAGACATTATTGTCCTCGGGGAGTGTCCTATGACTAATGTGTCTAATCGCGAGTTTGAAAACATCAAGAAGAACTACACTTTTTTCACGATTCGCACGTTTACCGACAACTCGCTTCGTGATAGGCTCAGACATTGGAGGCTAACGTCGTAATGGGGTTCAAAATCAAAGATGCAAGAGTCGAGATGCAACCTATAGCGGTGATTCTCCGCAAAAGAGGTCTAGAGCCAAGCGGTAAGGTTCAAAGAGCCGTCGACCAAGAAGTCTTAAGACTCTGTGAACCGTACGTACCTCATGACTCTGGCGCCCTGGTGCGTTCTGGAACAATTCACACGAAAATAGGTTCCGGAAGAGTCGTGTATAGGACTCCGTATGCTCGACGTTGGTATTATCGACCAGCTCATTTTAAGGGCGCTCCGAAAAGGGGTAATTACTGGTTTGAGCGCATGAAGAAGGAAGGCGGACGAAACAAATTACTAAAAGTAGCGGCACAAGTTGCTGGCGCAAAGGAGAAGTAACAAAGTGGTGACAAATAGCGAAAAAATTAAGACGTGGTTGAGCGGTTGCAAATTTATTCGGATAGAGGACATTGATACTGACCGACTTGAAGAGGGGACTGACCGCATTGGAGTTTACAAGCAAGCGCAGAGAGACGTCACCGAGTTTGTGGACGGTTCCAAGATAGTTAGTGAGTATTATTACTTCCTTGTTCGAAAAGACGCACAGCTTGAACACGATAGGAAGTGGTCAAATAACTTTATGGCAGTCTTAGAGGATTGGATAGAGGAACAAGACCGCATTGGCAACCTACCAGATGTAGAGGGTATCGAGAGTATTTTTATCGCAAACGGTTATTATATGATTGATATCGAAAACGACGACGCAGTTTATCAGATCTCAATTGGTATCACTTATCACAAGAAAGGAATTAATTAATGAAAGGTGAAGGCAAGGTTAAAAAGTACGAAGTCGCACTATTCTTAAAAGGAAAAGGCGCGACAGACTACACAAGAATTAAGAAGGCAACAGAGCTCAAGTTAGAGTTCGGAGCAAGTACACAGGAGTACGACTACATTGCTGATGAGAATCCAACAATCGAGCTTGACAAGTATAAGCCAGAGATTAGCGGACTTCCTCTCACGATGTACAGAGAGGAGCCAGATTTTGCTCTTATTTGGGACTTAGCTTACAACCTCAAGACAGGAGGCGAGGCAGTTGTAGACCTTCTGCTCGTGTACAAGTTCGATGAGGATGCTGCAAAGGCAGGTACCTGGAAGGCTTGGAACGTACCAGCAACTGTAGTTGTAAAGACTCTGGATGCAGTAGATGGCAAGATTGAGTTCGACCTACAGCTCAGAGGTACAGTCATTAAGGGTACAGTTACAGAAGAGGGCGGAAAGCCTAAATTCAAAGCAGCTGGCGCATAGGTGATCACTAAATTAATACACTTTTTAGGAGGGATATAGCGTCCCTCCTTTTTATTTTATGCAAAAGGAGACAATAACAATGGAGAAGATGGAAATTGTTCTAAACGATAAAGAGTTCGAGCTACCGAAGCGCACGCCAAAGATTGCAAAGCTCTTTGATGAGTTCAATGCGACTTTCGGTGAGGGCGATGTAAAGGTTCACAACAGCGCAATGAAAGTCCTTGAATCAACAATCGGAAGAGAGGGCATCAAGGAGGTATTTGGCACGGCAGATTCTGACCAGATTTCCGTTGTCGAGTCTGCGATTGCTGTAAAGGAGATTGACGACGTATATATGGCGCCGTTAATGGACTACATGAAAAGGAAAGAAGCGGAGGAAATGGATAGACCAGCCTTTACAGCTGCAAACGAGCTCTTGCGCAACGTGGCGAACCTGTCCGATTTGAAATAGTGCAACTTCCTTATAAAAGGCTGCCAAAAACCTTGAATATTGACGGAATTGACTTCCCTATACGCACAGACTTCCGACTCTGGATCATGTTACCAGAGCTAGAGGACTTGTCTGTGCTGTTTATGGGCAAAAATCCGTCATTTATGGGGTATTTTTCTTCAGAGGCGATAGAAAAGATAGTTGAATTTTATCACTGCGGAAAAAAAGTAGAGCGAAACGAGGATAGAACCAATGTTCTTGACTTCAAAATCGATGAAAATCTAATATATGCGGCATTTAGGCAAGCATACAACATAGATTTATACGATTTAGAACAAGAAGAGCTCCATTGGTATAAGTTTAAAACCCTCCTAGACGGAATACCTCCGAATACCGCTCTATCCAAGGTCATTGAAATAAGGGCATACGACGGAGATGATCCAGACTACAAGAAGCTACGTGATAAGTTCGCACTACCTAAACAACTGACAGAGGAACAAGAGGCGGCTGGAAAGAAATTTGAAGAGGTATTCAAATAATGGCAGACGGTACACTTATATTTGACACCAAAGTAGAAAGCGAAGGTGTCAGCACTGGCATGTCTACCGTTAAGAAACTGTTTACCGCGGGTATGGGGTTCGTTGTAGCAAAACACGCTGTCGGACTGGCGAAGATGGGAATTGCATATAATTCACAGATGCAAGACTTTCAGAGCAAGTTCAAGGTGTTGCTAGGTAGTGCCACGAAAGCAAATAAACACGTGGCAGAGCTGCGAAAGCTAGCTATGAAAACGCCATTTAGGACAACTGATTTAGCAGCTGCATCGCAACAGCTACTTGCGTTCGGTGTTAATTCGAAGAGTGTCAGCGGTCATTTAAGAAGACTTGGAGATATATCACTCGGCAACAAGGAGAAGTTCCAACAGCTAGGTCTTGTGTTCGGACAAGTTTCGTCACAGGGTAAACTTATGGGACAGGATTTGTTACAGTTTATCAATGCTGGATTCAACCCATTAAAGGAACTATCAAAAATGGGTCGAGGCACATATCAAGAGTTAAAAGACCAAATGGCGCAAGGAAAAATCAGTTTCCAGGATGTACAAGCTGCAATGGAGCACGCAACATCCAAAGGCGGACAGTTCTTTAATGGTATGAAAGAGGGAAGTAAGACCTTTGCGGCACAAGTTGATGCTTTAAAGGGCAACCTCGAAATTTTGGCAGGTAATGCGGTTAAGCCGCTATACAACTTGCTAACTCGTATCGTGCCTCATTTAGGTGCGGTGGCATCAAAATTAAATAAGTATCCGAAATTAATCGGAGCAGTAACGGTAGCGGTTACCACACTTACCGCGGCGATGGTTACGTTTTATGCGGTGCAGAAGTGGGCTGTATTCAACGAAGCTATAAGGAGTTCAATGGGTAGCGCAATGAAATTTTTCAGCGCGTTCCACAATTCTATGTGGCTGAATCTCGGTGTTGGGGTAGATAAGATTATACCAGGGCTAGGCACTAAACTACTCAACATCCCTATAGGGATGCAGTCGGCAGTCGGCAAGCTCTCAAGTGTGCTTGGTTCGGCGGGTAAGTCAATTGCTGCGTTCATGGCTACACCAGCAGGAATAGTAGTTGCTGTTGGGGCGGCCATAACAGCGCTCGGTGTATGGGTAAACAAGATAGGCGGAGTTGATAAAGCTATAGCTCTGATTCATTCGAAAATAGCTGCCTTTAAGGCGAAAATACCAGAATTGATAAATGGTATAGGCGCAGGCTTTAAGGTCGCTGTAGAAGGAATTAAGACGGTTCTATTCGATGTCTTGCCAACGGTGGCAAAGGCTATATGGAAAGCATTACCATCGGCACTAGCAACTATAGGGCAGTTAGCCGGGCAACTCGGTACATGGCTGATGCAGAAAGTCGGACAACTCGCCCAGACCATTGCTACAGGACTACCAAAGGCTATACAGGCGGTTATCGCAGCTATACCAAAGGTTATTAAGTCGCTACTCTCTGGAGTTGGCGAAGGTGCAAAGCAAGGCGGAGAACAGGCAGGAGCTAAAGGTGGCGAGGGAATTGCTACAGGGTTCCTAAAAACGTTCATAGTCGGCATGGGCAAGCTCGGACTTGCGATAGCCTCTGCAATTCCACGTATTGCGTGGGCAGTGGTTATAGGAATTATTAAGAGTATTCCCACTATCCTTGCCGCAGTTGGCAACCTTGCAATTTCAGTTCTAAATGCAATAGGCAGAGGGCTAGGCAGTCTAGTTACGGTCGCAGTTAATTGGATTTGGGGGTTTATCGAAGGATTCCTAATAGGTGCTGCGAACGTGATCAATGCGGTGTGGAACTTTGCGACATCACTCCCTGGCAAGATTATTAGTGGAATAGGGTCGCTAGTGTCAATAGCTATCAATTGGCTAGTGGGATTTGTGGGCGGCATACGTAGCGGATTTGCAAGGGCTGGTTCAGCGGTGATTAGTGGTGCTAGGTCTCTTCCTGGCAGAGTTCGGGGCGCGATAGGTAATCTATACAGTATTGGAGTTCACTTCTTACAGGGGCTTATTAACGGCATCAAGGCTGGTTTTAGTCGAGCACTCGGTATAATCGGTTCGCTCGGTGCGAAGTGTAAGTCGAAACTAAAGAATGTATTCAGCATTAACTCGCCTTCAAGGTTCACAACTTGGATAGGTAAGATGCTTATAGAGGGTATGGACGTCGGGATTGTAAGAAACACAGACAAACTACTCAATTCTATAGGCGAGCAAATGGGGCTAGTGCAGGATGCATTCTTGATAGACGCCCCAGAGATTAATCCTATAGCCTCAGCAATTAGTGGTGAGCGTTCAAGAATCTTCGGTGCGACAGCTTCAAGCCAAAATGTTGAAGTTAATCAGACCATCAACTTCAATCAGCCTTGGAAGTCACCAGCCGATGTATCTAGAGCAGTATCGTGGGAGACTGCAAAGTTAGGACTAGCAGGAGCACAATAATGATACACAATTTAGTTTTAAAGGCCGTTCGTAGTGACGGCCTAATATTTCACTACGAGTCAGACGACTGGCGAACTACTTCCGTTACGGGGGTAGATGCAGCGGATATAGAAGTTTCAAAAGAAGCAAGAGGGGTTGGAGATGGTGCAATTATTACCGGAAAGCGCAGACTCCCAAGGGAAATAACTATTACCGCACAAGCACAGAATCACGAGGCTAGAGCGAAGGCTCAAGGGTTCCACAACAACCGTTATAGAGTCGACTTATACATCACCTACAACGGAGTAACTCGAATTGCGAAGGATTGCGAACTTACAGGAAAGTCAATTCCGACAAAGAACGTCTATAAACGTCCGGACATGACTATAAAGTTCTTGTCACCTCATGCTGACTTGTTCGCCGTAGAGGGTGATCAGACTAGTTTCAGCAAGAAACAACCCTTATGGGTGTGGCCGCATGCGTTCGGTCGCAAAAAGCTCAACTTCTCAAGGGAAGAGATTACGACAGAGAAGGTTATCGAATATCTTGGCTCTTCTCCAGCACAGCCTATTATCGAGATTGAGTCTCAAGGGTATGCAAAGAATATCACCATTAAGGTTAACAACAATGTTGCTGTTCTGAACGTAGAACTCAAAAAGGGCGACACGATCACAATTGATACATCTCGCTCATACGCAGTACATAACAACAAGATACTAGCAATGGGAATGGGTGACGACCCTTACGACTTTAGGCAGTTTGTGCTCGATTATGGCGACAATGTTGTCAAGGTCGATGCAGAGGCAGGGGCATCTGCACTGAGGACGAGTATAGAGTATGTAGGGAGGTATGACGGGGTATGATACAGTTTTTCGATAAGTTCATGAATCGTCTCGAAGACCTCGACTTTATAGAGGCGTCGTGGAATCGCAAATGGAGAGAGCCCGGTGACTTCTCTATACATCTCGCGGCAAAAGATTGGAATAAGCATGCAAAGTTCGTACGCAACACAGGACGACCAGAAACGGGCATAATACAGAAGACCGTATACGAAGTAACCGCTCAAGGGGCAATGGTGACTATATCTGGATTCTTTGCGGAAAAAGCACTATCAGCAATTTCGATACTTAACAGCGAGAACTTGAACGTAACCAGTTATGCAATGACAAGCATAGAGGCTACCCTTAACACATACGCTAGCGGGTATGGTCCTGAAGATTATAGGTATGTTCCTGGAGACTTGCCCGCACTAATCGGGGGTGTCGCGTTTGACGAAGATATTGATTGGTTAAACGCCGTATCGTACTTTTTCGAAGAAGGAACAAACGGGGCACAGGTAATGTATGACGTATGCGGATTATTTGATTGCAGTTTTTATGCGAAAGTGCTACATACCAATTACGCAGGATGGGAACAACACTATAAGGACTGGATTGAGCACATAGGAGAACCGCAGTACTTTTACAAAATCTTCCCTATACGGGGTAAGGATTTGAGAAACAAAGTAGTCTTTGGTGCAGGTTTTGAAAATGTGTCAAAAATAGAATATGTATATGATGATAGCGGAGCATACCCAGTCATTGAGGCGCATCAGACTATGGATGAAATAGGTTTTAAGCGTGAGGAAAAAATAAAAACCGACACAGGAGAGTACAAAGGGCGCATCAGAGAGTGCTATATCGACGAAACAAACCGACCCCGAGACCTCGCAATTTGTCCGAGAAAAGTAATCGAGGGCAACGTTTCAGGTATTGAATTAAAGGTCGCCAATGAGTCAATAATTCGAGAACAGCTTCGAAATCAATGCAAACTTGAGATGCTTAATCATTGGAGGCAAGAGACTATCAACGTAGATGTGTTGCAAAACACATTCTACTACTTACAGGACTACAATCTAGGCGACATATGTACGATAGTCCTTGATGATATAGAGCAGATGTTCACAGCTCGGATCATGGAAGTTAAAGAGGTGCATCGCAAGAACACCGTAGAGGTACAACTTGTTATGGGGACACCTCGCAAACAGAACTATGTCGCTTTAAGTATTTAAGGAGGTAACTAAATGATTGCATTACCACTACAGTCACATTTTGATTCAGACCCTAATGGTGATAGAGCTGTGTCGGATAGTGATATAAGGGAAGTTTTTAAAGCCGTTTGGTCTAATGGTGTAACGACCGTTAGGGCGGATGGTTCTGACATGCAAGTACAGGCATTTGGGGGTATGAAGGTTAAAGTTATGCCTGGAGGTTGCGTTATCGAAGGAGCTTTAGGTAGGAACACGAGAGAAGAGACGATTAACATCGCGCAAGCCCATCCGTCGCTGAAGCGAATTGACAGAATTGTCGTAAGGCTCGACCTATCCGACAGTGTACGCAACATGCTCATATACAAGAAGGAAGGCACACCGTCAACAACACCAGTTGCTCCAGACCTCATAAAGCAGCCGAATTACTTCGAGATTGCTCTAGGGGATATATACGTAGGCGCTGGAGTGTCCGAGATAACAGCGGCGGCAATTCTCGACCAGAGACCAGACAGAGAGCTGTGTGGCTTTGTCTTGCCAGCATTTCCGACGAACTTCAGCCTAGAGGCGATTACGGACCGTTGGCAGTCAATCCTAGAGGGAGCTATTAGCGGAACTGCTGCAGGAAGCTTGCAGAATGCAATTGAAAAGTTGAAGAGCGACATCCAGGGCGCAAATATCGGTTTAAAAGATGTACATATCAACAATGCATCGTTAGAGAACGAGCTCGTTGCATTCTTCGGTAGCAGTATAAGAGTATAGGAGGTAGATATGATAAGTCTTAATAACACGCTCACAGCCATCATGGATAAATTTAAGAGTATCGATGCGGCGGACACTGGCATCAGGACAAAGGTTATAACTAAAACTATCAACATCAAGAAGGGAATAAACTCTCTCGGAAATGTTGGTATCGAGGTGGATAAAATCATCTCAATTAGTGGAGCAGTGCAGTATGCGAACTATACGTTGCCATTATCTTATCCAATGCTTAACTACGGTAACGGAGGTTATATCGAGTGGGGATTAGCTACAATTGTTCGTTCAGGGAGTCTTGAACTTATATCAGGAGCCGAATGGAACAATTGCAAAGTTAAGGTTGTTATCTCCTATATGGGGGGGGTAAAGCTCTGTAAATTCAAGGCTTTCAAGCGATTTGCAAAACTAATAAAGATGGGAGGTGTTGCATAATGATATCTCTCAATAAATTTATGGCAGAAGTGAAGAATAAGTTGAAGAGGCTTGAAGATAAGAAATATGTAAAAGATACCTTGTCTTTGAGCGGAACATGGACAGCTCCACATGACGGAATCGTTACTTGTAGCGGAAGAGCAACTGCTGCAGGTGCATATTTGTTTTGCAAAGATTTAACAGAAAATGATTATGTTGGATTGTGCACAATTGCGAATAATCAGCAGTATGGCTCTGTTTGCTTTGCTGTAATTAAAGGGCGCAGCTACAGCTTCTTACACAGCAATTGGGGCGAGCAACGCAACGTGTACATTCATCAGAATTAGGAGGAATCAAATTGTTAGACTGGACAAGCATTGTAGTAGCTTGCGTATCGGCACTTGGGGCGGGCGGGGGCTCGCTGTACGGTATTCGCAAATCGAGCTGCCTTACTGATTACAAGATAGACAAGCTTACGGAAGAGGTTAGGAAGCATAACGACTTCGCATCGAGGATTCCTGTAATCGAGGAAAGACTCGAGGTGGTGAAGCATCGATTAGATGATTTAGAAAAAAATAAATAAGTTAGTTAGCCGGGCGAAAGCTCGGCATTTTAATTGTCTGAAAGGAGGACAAA